AGTCATGCTGAAATTCTCTTGAATTGATTGAATGGATGCGCCGTCATTATCGGTAGTAGCCGTAGAATTTAATCCCATGACTCCACCATCTGCATCTGCTACTACATCAGCAGAAGCTCCACCATCACTAACTTCTGTATACTCATTAGTATCATCAAAAGTTGTAAAAAAATCATCATACCAATAAATGTAATCTGGATTATCACTATAAGAATGAGGTAACAATGACTCCCATTCTCTTGGGGATACTGCTTGGACTTCATTTAACAAAGGACCGCTTGATCTTATTTCTGCCATTTCAATTCTCCTTTATCTTTTTTGACAAACATAAACATAGTCTATAGTTGTCGCTCTTGTTCCAAGGTTATCACCAGATAGTGAATAAAGTGCTATAGCTAGCTCTTCATCATCAGGTACATTGGTATCTGAAGCTATCTTAACTTCATTTATATAATAATCAACTCTTCCTTTACCATTAAAGTAAAAAGCTAAATCGACATAAATATCATTTACCATATCTATGCCTGAATCTGTACCAGTGTTTAATGCTCCACCTTTTTCTCCAACATAAAGAATGCTTGCGTCTCCATCTAGTACTTCAAATCCTATTCTATCGGCTGCTGTAGCACAATTTTCTGGGTTAGTAGCAACTTGAACAGCTAAACCAAAAAATAACTCTGATTGAGCTACTTTATTATTCTTAACTTTTGTTCTAAACCAGCAAGGTTTTCCTGTAGCTAATTTCCAAGATTCCTGAATGGACATAACTAGTCCACCATCATTGTCTGTGGTAGCTGTGGAAGTAATTATTAAAGTTCCTTGTGCTGCATCTGTTCCAATAGCAGCTGTAGCTCCACCATCTTTTACTACTACATATTCATTAGTAGCATCTAAAGTTTTATCAAAATCAGACATCCATGTATGATAATCTGTTTCTTGCCCTATAGGAAGATTAGAGTAAGATTCTCTTAACCCCCTATTTTTCTCTACATTAAGTAGTGGTCCTGTAAAGTGAGATCCTGCCATATTATTTCTCCTAATCAGTGTGTTCTGTAGCCGTTATTGACATATAGGAGATTGGAGAGGTCGGCTAACCCCTCCTATCTCAAAGTTTTAGTTACGCTCCTGGAGTACCAAAAATACCCTTAGGATGAATAACACCAATTTTTTCTCTATAACGAGATTTGTAATACATAGAATCAGTTGCGAAACCAACATCTGGTCCAGCAGCTTTTGTTTCAATAGGCATTCTATTGACAATTCTTAATCCTGTATCTACAGGCTCTGCAGAGAGAAACCATGCATCTGTATCACTAAGATGTGGACTTGATTTTACAATTAGTCCTTCACCTTTAATAGCATTCATGTTATTATCAGCACTATCTGGTTTTAATTCAGAGCCGATAAGTTCTTTTGCATATCTTTTATTACTTGGATGAACAACTAAATTTCTAGGAATCATTTGATATACAATACCAGAATCTCCTACAAACTGAGTTTCAAAGTCAAGTAACATTTGTTCTAGAGATGTAGGACTTAGATCTGCAGCTGTACTTAGAAGATTTCTAAATGTTCCACCACTAGGTAGTGTATGAGAAGCACTGAAAACATACAATCCATCAGGAGTAGTTTCAGAAGCAAATCCATTATTAAAAATGTTCATTGCTGATACTTCTTGGGATTCTCTTCCACTTTTGGCTAGTTTTCTAATCATATCGCCTATGAAATCAAACTTACCATCAGCTACCATTTCTTCAGAAATAGAAAATCCAAGACCAAACTTAGCTATATTCAAGGTCTTACTAGCACCTTGTTTTGATCTTTTGAAGGAATACTCTTCACCTTCTTCTAATTCATTAAAAAGGTCCATATCGTGCATTTCAGTTGATTGCCATATATCCTTATCAGCTGAAACAATTTTAAACAACTCTTCACGGCGTGAAGGGTGTTGACTTAGTTCATACCAAAAAATTTCCTCTAAAGCGGGTAACGCATTGGAAGTAAAAAAATCTGTGTATTGCGATCTTAAAGCAGCGGGTGTACTCATGTGTTATCTCCTTTCCTATATACCAGCGAAATCAGTTTCGCCCCAAATTTGATTTTCGTTAATTTTAACTTTACAGTCAACAAATCCGCCTAAAGCATTATCAGGACGCGCCTCAATGCCTAGAATGACAAAAAGTCCACCCGAAGTACCTACAGAGCTAGAATCAATTTCATGCCTAGAAGCATTATAAACAGTACTTTCTGCTGTAGCTTCTAAGTCACAAAGATTACCAACATCTGTTTGAGCGTCTATTTCTGTTTCATCTGCTTGACCAACATAAATTTGATCACCATCTACGGAAATAAGGATTTTATCTCCAGAAGCTGAAGCATAACCTAAAGCTACTCCAAAGCCGTCTGCTGTAGCTGCAGCTGCATCTAGCATACCATCATTGGCAAGTCCTACTACTTCACCAGGCATAATAGCTGATCCTGCTACCATTACAATTTGTTGTTTAATAAGTCCAAAAGGCCATATACCTCTAGGTCTATCTAAATTCGCCATTTATTTCTCCTCCCCACAAGGATTAACTATTTTCGTAACCCTCATGAATTTTTATTGGTACTCCAGCATCCCTAGCCATTTGTTTCAACTCTTGAGCATGACTCTTTTTAGATTTAGCTTCCGCTTTATCTTTAAGAACTGATCTATGAGCATCACCGACTATAATAGGTCTTACAGCTAAAAGTAGCGAACCCCTTCTAACTGTTTTATCGGCAGGTATACCAAATTTCACTTCATTGTTTTCTAATTCACTAGGAACTTTGAAAACTTCCCAACGTCTTAAATGAAGACCTCCTGATGCTTTTAATCTATTAGCATCTATCCATCTACATTCTAAACCCTTTTCTTTACAATACTTTTCTATATTAAGTGGAACATCTAATTGACTTGGATTAGCAAATAAATTTTTAAGTGCTTCCATGTCACTAGTCTTACTTACTTTCGGTTTTGCAACTTTACCATTAACTACTTTTTTATTTTCCATTATCTTTTACCTGACTTTCCTGAATATTTTAACCAGTTACTTCTTTCTGCTGCTTTTTTTAATGAATCTACTCTTTTTGGATCGTCTAGATTAACTCCTAGAGCTTTCGCCCATTCTATAGTCATTGGATCTATGCCTTCAAATTCTCCCTCTTCATTACTTTGATTAGTCTTTCCTCCACTTCCTAATGCAAAAGTTTCTTTACTCTTATTATTTCTATATTTAGCTGGTTGCATTCCTAATTCTGATGCTGCTTGATATACAGCTACTTTATAATTAGCTGGATTCTGTTGTTGATTAGCTGGAAATGCTCCTAATATATTTAATGTTTTTTTAACTAACTCACTATCAGCTTGATTTAATTCTGGATAAGCTTGTGTTAGCTGTACCATTGTATTAGTACGTTCTTGCTGTTCGTTATTATAAGTTTCTAATTTAGCTGAAGCCTCTTTAGCTGCATTAGCTGCTATTAAATTAGCATACGCTTCTGGGTCTTCATACATCAAATCTCCCATACTCTTTTGCTGATTTGACTGTGGTGCCTGAGCTGGAGGTACTTGCTCTTGTTTTATACTATTAATATTAGTATTCTGATTTTCAAACTTTCTATTCATCTCTTGTTTCAAGTTTTCAATAACTTGTTTTAAGTCGTCATTCATAGCTTGAGATTGATCTTTAACTGGATCATTGTTATTTTTATTTTCGTCGCCCATTTTCTTTTCCTTCCATTACGTGGTTAATCGTATGATTCATGTCTAACGCCATTAGCCGGTTTATGCATTTTTCTTTTTTAATTTAAGAAGCTCATCTTGATATTCTCTAAAAAAGTCTCTTGCACCTTGATATCTAGATAAAATAGCTACTAACTCTGGATTCATAGGATCTACTTTAGATACCTTATCTTTCCATTTTTCTAAGATAGTGCTACCTAAATAAAGAAATGGTCCCCAATTACTATTTACTAATAATTCGGTTAATTCCATTTTAACTTCATCACTTAATTTAGATCTAGCCATATTAAGCTCCATTTTGTGGTCCTGGTCCAGCTACAGGGTTAGCTGCTTCTGGAGCCTGAAATTGCGACAGAGAAGCATTCTGTTGCATTTGATTAAGGTTAGCTTGCTGCGCTGCAGCTGCTTGTAAAGCTTGTTGCATCTTTTGATGTTCTTGCATTTGCTTTGTTAATGCCACCGTTCCCTGTTCATCCATTTGAGCTAATAACTCAGGTGAACGAATAAGAAAATTATAATATTCAATAAATCCTTCATGGTCAGATTCTGGTGTTACAGGAACTGACATACCTCTAAGAACTCTATTAGCTTCCTCTTCAGGTGTCATAATAACTCTATGTTGTGGAGGTTTAGTTATAAATCTTGACCAATCTTTTATTCCTCTAGCTTGTAAGAAATTCTTAGTAGCTTCATAAATATTACCTACGCTTACATTACCTGTTTGAATTAGTAATGGATTCATAACAATTTGTAATACTTCATTAGCTCTAGCTTCTCTAACTTGAGGATTTGAATCAGCTGAAGCTGGATCAATTTCAAAATCAAAATCACCAGCTATATCTTCTTTATCTCTTATCTCTGCCCAGTAATCTTCTCCATCTTTACCAGTAACTCTAAAAGATAACCCTGGGGGAATACGTTGTTGTAAAGTATGTAGTAAGTCCTTTAGTAAATACTTATAACCTCTCATTAAACGTCTTAAATGTACGTCTAGATTAGCATTTTGTTCACCAACTAATCCTCTTACTCCCGTAGCTGTTCTAGCTGCACCTTGTTTACCAGAAATAGCTCCTAATGAAAAGTCAGATACTCCAGTAACTCTTTCAACAACTACTTGTAAAGCAGCTTCTTCTTGAACCCCAAATGTAGCTCTATTTCCTAAATTAGGGAAAAATACATCTGTTTGAGGGTTATCCACAGGAATTAAAGATCCTGGTTCATATCTAATAGTTTCTGGTTCTAAACTAGAATTAGCTCTATAAAATCCAAATGGCATAGTAGATATAATACCTGCGTCTATACGCATATTATGAATAGCATCCATTTCTTTAGCTAAAGGGTATAAAATTTCTATTAAACCAATAGGATGATTTGTTCCATCTCTTCTATGAAATTCAATTCTAAAAAATGGTCTATTGCCAGCTTTTTGAACTCTTCTTAAATAAGTAGCTCGAAGAATTTCACCAGTTTTAGGATGAATCCAAACAATTATTTCACTATTAATACCAGTTTTATTTACATCATGTTTTAAGTAAGCTTCTATTATCTTATATCTATCTAAATCAAAATCTACATCTAAAGAGCCTTGTCCTGCTCTAAAAATCTTTTCTTGTTTAACTGTATCTCCAGTTGAAGAGCCTCTAGGATCATCACCAGCATTAATTACATTTTTAACTGCTTCTTTCTTAAATACTCCTTGAGCAACTAACGAGTTTAACTCGGATGCTGATAACCATTCTTGTTGTAATACTACATCAGCTTTTTGGGGATTTCCATCTCCACCAATTATAATTAAATCTTCATTTTGAACTTTATCATATACTGGACCTTCAAAAACTTTAATTTCTCGTTCTTGTTCGATCTCTTTCATTCTAAGTTCAGGAATTCCTATTTCTTCTCCATCTTGTCCTACTTCAAATCTAGTAACTTGTTCAGGTACTTGTGCTACATCCATAAAACGTTCATATTGTATATCCCAACGTCTTTTTATCGTAGATGCACCATGTCCACACCAATCCCATATCCAAGCATCAAAAGTAGCTGATATTCCTTCATAATGATTACACCAATCTTTTAGTGTATATTTCATTGTTTCACCAACAGCTAATTCTTGAGCAAGCGAATCTGGTCTTCTAGCTTTTGGCATTGGTATATCATTTTCTAAAATCTGTAAAAATCTAGCATGATAAGTCTTTAAAACTATAAAAGTAACTGGTAAATGTATATTAGAAGTACCTGCAAATGGTCCATCAGTATTCTCAACAAAAAATCGATCCCAATCAGCTAAATAAGCTTGTTGTTTATTTAAGTAATTAACTCTATCAGCATTAGCTGTTTGCCACATCTTACTAATTTTATGACCAAAGTTATCTTTTACTAATTTATTTAAAAGATCATTATCAATTCTATCTCTTAAAGGTACTTCAACATCAATCTGCTTAAAAGGATTCTTATTTTTCTCGTTGGCTATGCTTTCGTCTTGTATCTGACTCATCTATCTTACCAATCTTCTTTTGTAGGCTCCAGGTCTTTTGGGCGCAAAGCCGTACATGGATTTATTATAACACCAAATTTTACTAGACCTTTTAGAGTAAAACAGGTTTGAAGCTAATCCATATTTTAGACATGCAAGCATATCCCGATCAGCTATGGAAAGCTTAGGTTTAAACATTTCATGTCTTTTATCATATTGCCAAGTACAATTCTCTATATCTGAGATTAATTCCTTACATCTCTTTAAA